TACTTCTTCATAATTCCGAATAACATCTTCTAATTGTTTTTTTCCGAACTGAATAGAATTTCTTTGTATGTACCAATTTCTTTGAGTTTCATCATTAAAGCCTTTACTCCCTATTAAACCTGTAAGACCTGAAGTAAACCAAGAACCAAAACTTTGATGGTTTCCTGTAACACCTCCCATAAAACCACCTTGAGCTTCCTCAGGAAAGTTTAAAGCTACTTCGGCTTTTACTTGGTTTTGATATTCTTCAAAAGATTGAATAGCCATGTTTATCTAAGAGTACTAGGTCCTCTGTTTGTTCCTGCTGGACCTTTAAATTCTGAAGGTAGTGTTACTTTATTTTGATTAGTAATAACTTGAGAAGGAGTTACATTTGCAAAAGTAGTTCTACCTTTTTCTCCAGAACTTGAAACTGTAGTATCACCATCTATGTTCCCTGCTATATCTAAAGCAGCGTCAAAATCTAAATCAGCCATAGACTCTTGTGATACAACAGGTGATGCTTCATTTGTAACTGGATTATTTCTTGAGTTATAAACTTCATACATTCTCATGTCTAAGTAATTAGATTGAGCAGCTTTCATGTGATTAACCATCTGACTAATAATACCACTTGCATTTTTATCTATTTTAGAATTAAGGAATTGTGCTGCTAAGGCTGGTGTAGTTACACCTTCTATTTCATCTTCTGTATATCCTTGACTACGCAACCAGTTTGCAAGTTGAACTCCTTGTCCGTTAGGTCCTGCATCTAACATAAACTCTGTTGCAAACTTAGTAGAATTAAGAGCTTTAATACTAGCAAGTTCATTGTTTTTCATTTGCATTTCTATGTTAGCAGTTTGCGCTTCAGCTTTAGCTGTTTCATTAAGCTGTGTAACTAACTCAGTATATTTATCAGGAGAAATGTTTTTAATAGCGTTTAAAGCTTTTTGCCTTCCTTCATCAGTAGTAAAGTCAGATGTTTCATAAATCTCTTGTAGCAAATCTTCTTCATCTTGAAAGCCTGCTAGTTTACCTAGTCCTTGAAACATACCTCCATAACCAGAATATGCTCCTAACATAGGTGCATTTGTGTAGCCTTCAGAAGTAGCTACTGTTACATCGGCTGGGTTAAAATCAAACATTCCCATTATATTCTCCTATATTATGTTTCTTTGATATTGTTTATCGGTAGCAGTAGCAGCAGCAGCCGATTGAAATAAAGTTCCTTTAGGCTGAGCCATTGGATTGTAAGAAGAGTTAGGAGTATATTTTTTAAAACTTGATATAGCATCTCCAATGCCTCCATACTTACCCATAGTAGCATTAGCACTTGTTAATCCAGCTCCAGATAAATATCGAGAACCTAACATAGCAGCTGGTCTTAACATACCTCCTGTTTCTATACCTAAACCAGCATAAGTTACAGGTTGCTGTCCTAAAGTAATAGCATCTGAAACATCTCCTGAAATTCTAGCTCTATATTTATCTATTAAGTTCTGAACTCTATCACTAGCTGAAAATCTAGCTTGTAAATTAGTAGTACCTTGAGCTTCTCTTAAAGCTTGAGCTTGACCCATACCTCCAGTAGAACCTAACATACCTCTAGCTACTAATTGAGCATCTAAAGCTTCTCTTTGTTCTGCCTGCTCAGGTCGAAGTAAAGCCATTTGTTGCTCATAGTACCTGTTCTCTGCTGACAAAGGGTCAGATTCTAAACCTTGTAAGTAATTTCTATTAGCAGTAGCAGAGCTAAGCATAGCATCTTGTTGTGCTTGTAAGTCTTTAGATAAAGTTAGATTTAATTGTCTTCCTTCATTATCAAAAGAAGCTCCTCCTAAAGAACCTGATACGCTGTAAGGAGAAGACATATCTAAAGCATAACGAGCAGCTTTTTCTTGAGCTTGTCTATTTTGCTCTGCTGCTTTAGAGGCTCCTCTAGATTTTATAGCGCCTCCTATTGCGCTTGCTATTAAAGTCATTGCTGATGCCATTCTATTCTCCTATGCTGTGCGTTTCCACATATATACAGTTATATATGGTTGTAAGTTATTGTGTGCTGCTCCACCACCAGTAGAGGTAGTTTGTGTATTAGCGTAACTGTTTACTGTGTGTGCTATGTCGTGAATACTTAAAGCACTATTACTAGTATGTTTTTGATATCCGTGAGTATGAGCAGGCATTTCAGCAATTGTTAATGTATGTGTTGAAGAACCGCCTTCTTTTTCTACAGTATTAAAGTCACTATCGCCTGTGTCAACACCGACCAAAACCCTGCCAGAACCAAAAGCTGTCCAAGTTGTGCCTCCTATTGCTGCAACTACTGCTGCTGAGTTAGCGTAAGCTACTGTTGTTGTAAATATTGCACCTACTGGGTAAGCAACTTGTGCTGCTAATGCTGCTGTTACAAAAGCTGTTGTGGCTACTTGTGTAGTATTTGTTCCTGCGTTTGCTGTAGTAGCGTTAAAAGATTCTGTAGCATCCCCATTAAGGTCTGCTTTAGAATTAATAGCTGTTCTTGCAGCAGTAAATTCAGAATTAAAGTCCGCGCCGGATATTACTTTTGCTGCACTTGAATCAGATAGCGCGTCTTTACCTGCCCAATCAACTGCTATAATATAATCACTCATCGTATTTTTCCTTGTAAAGATGTAATTGACAAATCTTGAATAGAAGCATCATAACCATTAGATATAATATTCAAGTTTATTTTTAATGTTTTAGCTCTACCTGTTAAAGGTATTCTATATTCTTGTAATCCATGGATAGGAGCATACTTTGCAGTAGCGTACAAGGAGGAAGAATTACCCCATAAAAAATTAGTTCCTGTAGTACCAGGAGCTAAGCTTACCTCAGTACTATTAGAAGAAGATAAACTATAATCTTTATACCAACTAATACCTAAAGTAGCTCCTGAGCCTCCTTCTACTACTAGTCTTAACTTTTTTAATATAGCTGAAATTATAGTATCTCCCATAGGTATCCATATAGAAGACACATTAGCAGTAATAGGGGCATTAGTATAGCTGGCTGCGTTATTAACCCACGCCAAATCTGTATCATAATATCCTTCATATCCTGCTATTCCTCCATCTTTTTGCCCTACTAATAAACCAGAATATAATTCTGTCTGAATCATACTAGAAGGTTCTCTATCGCTATTAAAAGTCCAAGTTGTTATTCTAGGTGCTTTATTAGGAGTATATTGTTTAAAATCAAAAACATAAGTAATGTTAAGACTTGTAAAAGTAAGAATATAAACACCTTCGTCTTCTAAATAAACAGATTTAACATCAGTACTTTGTCCTATGTTTCTTATTAAAGTATCTTTTATATTAACACTATAATCAGTTAAGGGTACTTTATCTTTTTCTGTAGTACGCAAAAGAGAGCGCAATCCTGTGGCGGAAAGAAAGACTAAGTCATCTCCTACTGCTTGTACTGAATCTCTATTAACTAAACCTACACCACCAATAAGTTCGTTTAAAGACATGTTAGTAGCATCATCAGGATTATCGTATATAGCTATATGATTCTTACCAAAGACAACTAATTGTCCAAAGAAAGGAGCAATAGCTATAATTTCATCGTTACCCCATACACTTTTTAAATCAATAAATCCTGCGCTTCCACCTGTCCAGTCATCACCATCTAATAAATTAGAATAATACAAAACATCAGGAGCTTCTGAAACTCCACCTACCCAAACCCTACCATAAACACCTGCTCCGCAACTAGGGTCGAATAATGAAGTTATAGACGCAGGGTCAGTTGCATGAACTGTCCATTTGGAACCAGAGCCTAAACTACCATCATATCTTTGTGGCACTACTCCTGTATGTAAACAATGTAACCTTCTATTAAAATTAATAAATTGCCAATTACCTGTACTATTAGCAACAGTATGTTTAACATCAGCACCGCTGCTAGGAAACGCAGCATTAGGTGAAGTAAAATCTATAGTATATATACTTGTACCATAGCTAGCAAATATCTTATGTGTATTCCCATCTTTATGCTCTACCATAGAGCCTATAGCTGTACCAGTAGGTACTGTTTTTTGTTTAAACCCTTTTCTAAAAGATATTCTTCCTGACTCTCTAAGCATTACATTATCAGCAGTAGTAAGAAAGGAAGCGTCTAAAACAGAAGGATTATATTGTGTATTTAATCCATTAACACCTAAGTTAGTTAGAGCTTGATATGTTAGCTGTTTAGCCATTAATGAATATTCCCCATAAACCAATCAGATTCAAATTGAGTATTACCACTATCCATCATAATAGCTTGTGAAATAGCAGAAGCAGCTTCTTGTGCTGCTATAGATGATTGCGTACCTCCATCTTCTCCTCTTTCAGATAAAGCTCTAGCATAAGCTCCTAGTATTAAAGGTTTTGTAGGTATTTTAACAACAGTAGCAGCATTAGTAAGTACATCTTGGTACTTAACTATGTCAAAAGAAATAGTTTCTGCTTTACTAGGAGTAGGTGATAAATCTACTTTAAGATTATTAGAACTATCTGCTCCGTTAAAACCATAATAATGAGGCTCACCTGTAGAAGCTGTAGGATATCTTTCTCTATTAAGGTAGGCTCTACTTACTTGTAGCAGTTCATTACCTGTAGCATTATTAACTACATCTATTATTTTAAATTCTTGCCCAGAGTTTAAATTATAATTTTTAGTATCTGCTACTGTAGTTATATTAACAGTTTCTCTAAGTATTTGCCAATCATGATAAGACTCTATACTTCTTTTAGCATCATTAACTAAAGCTCCTATGACTTTGTTATAGTCAGATACAGTAGAACTATCATTAATAGCACCGCTCCAGTCAGAAACAATAGGTGTTTCTCTTAGCCTTATTAATACCTCGTTCATTACTTCTCTATATGTCATCTACTTCCCCTTAGCTAATTGCGCACCAAAGTAAAACTCTATTATCATTGTTGCCCATTGGAATACTTCATCAAACTTTAATACAGCACCTGCTTGTACAGTTACATAATCTATTGTATCAGGCGTTAGCTGTATACCTAGTAAACTAGCTCCTTCAATTACAGTAGGTATTACTGTAGGTACATTAAAAAACACAGGAGCTATCTGTGTAAAGATTATTAAAGCTAGTATAACTAGGATAATAATTCTTCTATTCATAGCAGCCATTGGACTTTCTTTGTCTGCTTTATCTCTAGCCATATTAATAGAATCATTACGCACTTGTAGTGATTGTATCATTAGCTTCTGTTGTTCTTGTGCTGCTTGGCTCTTTAAAGCAAACAACTTAGCAACAAAGCCTAAAGCTATCGGTGCTACATTAGTTAAAAATCCTATCATGCTACTAACCTCAATAAATTAAACATACCTACTTCAGAAGCTAAAAAATAAGCAAATCCTCCATAAATAAAATATCTGATTTGATTAAGCATATTAAATATCTTTTGTATTTTATCGTTAGTATCATCAATCTTACTAAAAAGCTTAGCTATCTGTGAAGAATGTTTATCTAACTGTAACTGTACTCTTTTGTCATCCATTATTTTCTATGCCTTTTTGTTTTGCTTGCAATTCTTTTAGGCTGCTTTGAAAACTGTTTTCCTTTTTTAGTATCTGCTCTTTTTTTTCTTGTAGTAGCAGCATACTCTTTAGAGCTTAAAGATTTAATAGCTTTAGCAGGTAAATATCTTTCACCTGTTTTAGCAGAAGGCTTGCCACTTTTAGTTCCCCATTTTTGTTTAGTCCACTTTTTTAAAGACTTTTGGGATTTTTTAAGTGGCATTATTTATAACCTCCACCTGCTGATTTATATCTTTTAGCTAACAACTGAGCTTTTCTAGCAGACCATTGACCAGCTTTACCACCTTTTGTTCCAGCCTTAATCCTGTTAAACATATTCTTTCTCATAGTAGGCTTAGTATAGTTACCTGCTTTATTTACTGTGCTTTTCTTTTTAGTAGGCATAACTTACCATTTAGATTTATTTGCCCAGTAAGCAGCACTCATTGGACCTTTAGCTATATTCTTGGCGTGTCTTGCTTTAAAAGACTTACGCCTAGCTTTTTGTGCTGCTGTAGTAGGATTTTTACCAGCTCCAGATACTCCTTGTTGTCCGTATCTAATTGTCTTTACTTTACCACCTGACTTAGCTACTACTACATGACTCTTAGTTTTATGATTAGGGGTACGCTTAGGTTTGTTAAACCCAGATACACCTGCTCTAGCTAGCCTTGGGTCTTTCTTAGCTGGCATTACTTCTTACCTTTCTTAGCTGCTTTTTTCTTAGCTGTTTTTTTCATAGGTGGTCTACCTCTTTTGCTTCCGTATGTTCCCGGTCCGTATGGCATATTATTCTCCTAGTTTGCTAGTGGGTTATCTAACGCTCTTTGTAACTT